GAACTGCACCCATCTCAGTTGTTGATAATGCTGTATAAACTGAATCGAACTCAATCTTCTGGGGTTGTGAAATCACGCTACCCATCCAAAATCTATTTCTGTTAGGGTATTTAGTATCCATTATAAATACACGCACTACTTCGCCCACTTTAGGGTAAATGTGATAATATTTTGGAAGCATTGGGCTACAATAAGGCAAATCATTCTCGTCCTTCTTATTATCAAGTTCCAATATCTTTACCCTTATTCTTCCGCCATCGGTAGAATCGGTTATAGATATAACCTCGCCATAATATATGGTTCGAGTGGTGTTACCACCAGTGCTTTCGCTTTCAAATATCCTGTGCGTTTGTAATGTTTTTCTATCGTACATTTTATTCTATTAATTTTCGGTTATCAAGTTCTTCAATCAATTCGATATACTTCTTTTCAAGTTCTCTTATGTAATCCAGCTTCTCATTAATAAGTGCCGTTGTATCGTCAATTATGTGTGTTAAATCAATGACATTGTCTTTCAGATTATCATGGGACACTTTTACAATGTTAATCTCATGCAATAATTCAGTTGGCGTAAATTCTTTTATATCTGTCATGCTTATAATATTATTCCTTTACCACCTGATAAATTTGTTGTTGACCCAAGTACTGTTACAGGGCCTGATGGTGACGTTCCAGCTGCTTGCACCAAAATTCCTGGGGGTATGGCTACCAGTATGATAGCCTCCTCTTGCAATGCTCTAATTATCTCTTCAACACGAATTCTTTCCATGATTTCATCAGGTGCGACTTCGCCTGTTGATAATACTCCAACAGACAGACCTGCCTCACTTTTCCTAGCAATAATTCTCGATGCTATTTTTATTGGCGATAAACCCGATCTATTAGCAACGCCTGTAAGTATTAGTGGCGTTGGAATAGTTGGAGCTGAACTCACATTTATGTTTAACAGTTTGGATATGTAGTCCATTAAAGATTCTATGCTCATATTTTTACTAATTTTGTTGGTATAAGACTCTGAATAATTCTTTTAACCTGATTTGTCTTTTCCTTAACGAGCTTTTGTATTATTGGCGATAATAACTTAGATAACTCTGAAACCACTATAGCCAAAATATAATCAACCATCATATTAACAAATACAGGTGCTAAGCATTTAATGAATTGTTTTGCATCGCCGACCTCCTCAAGAATTGTTGTGCTTGGGCTTGGCTGATTTCCAGATGTTAATGTTCCCATAATTGCCCTAAGCGTAACTATTTGAGGCGACATAACTAAAGCGTTTATGATTTTCTCTTTAATCATATTAATAATCCTAGCGAAATATCCATCTCTTGCGGCGGCAGAATTCTCGTCAATAATAGCTATTGTATCTGGATTCTCACCATTGGTAATACAGGATTCAACGGCATTGCCAACAAGAGTAGGATCATTGGATGATGATATTGTTGTAGTTGCGCCAGAGAAAAATTCTGGCGTTAAACTGTTATAGATATATCCGCATCCTAAATTATACTCAACAGTACCATTTTTTAAAGCATTTGCTGCATCAATGATATCATTCAGATTTAACGGATTGTTATCATCGTCGAGCATATTGTTTATGGTTTCCTGTAATTTAAGCTCGTTTATAATCTGATCTATGCTCTTATCCTCTGTCTTAGCCATAGTGCCAAAAATGGCATCCAAAATGTTCGTAACAACCTCTTTTTTATTTATGATAGCGGCTGCATCAATATAATCTGAAAACCATTTACCTATACTAAAATTTTCAGTAGCCGTAGTCGGTTTAAAGGTTAATGATTGCGTCACCTGATCAAAACTCATTGACAAACCACAGTATTCTTGTGGCACTTGATTTAAATAAGCTGACCGTACCTTTGTATCAAAATCTGGAATAACATTATTAAATTTAAGGTCTTCCGAAATAGTCCCAGATTTGATCTTAAACTTAGACTGCGAATCAATGCTTTTAATAGGCACTTGGATTCCATTCTTAAAAGACGCAGGTATCTGATCGCCGCTGTTACCCTGTGTAAACTGTTTTTTCAAAGGTTCTTTCATTTCAGATTCTACCTTTGTAAAAAAGTCTGTTAAAAGTCCGCCGATCATTTCCTTTAACAAAGCACCGCCAACGACCTGTTTTAACACATCGAGCAAAAATGCTATCTCGTCATTGGATTTAGTCTTTACGGATTTATAAGTACTTTTCAATTTAGTAATTTCCTTTTCATCATGTAAAGAAGACAATGACCCAATTGTAGCAAATATACTTTGTTTTCTCTCGCTAATACTCATATTTACTGCGTCTTTTCTTTTTCTTTATCCATTTCGTCATGAACCATGTCAATTAAAGCCTGTCTGCTATCGCTGCTAATGTCATCAGCCTTTTCGTCATCGCCGTTAGTCTTTGTCTTAGAGTCATATACAACTTCTTTAAGATATTTTAACATTAACAATTTCTGGTCAGCATTTTTGGCTTCTGCTGCAATAAGCTTGATAAGCTGATCGCCGATAGCGGCAACTTCGCCAGTTTCTTTAATCTTTACTTCCCATTTATTAAACAGACGTATAGCTTTTTGCTTGATATTGAGCGAATCGTCATAAATTTCCTGTAGAAGATCGTTCATACTTTCTTCATCGAATCTCAATCTTTTTCTTGCTGGTCTTGGCATATTATAGTTTTTACATATAAATACTAAAAAATATGATTTATTGGAAAAAGCTCTGTTTCTTCATGTAGTATAAATCCTTGAAAGGCTTAATAGCCACACGAATTTCCTTTGTTGACAGATTTGTTATTTCCTTTAGATATAGCAAAATCTTATTCTTTGCAAAAATATTGCTAACCTTTTTATTATACTTACCATCGGGGCTATCTTCTTTGAACAGTAATTCCCAATTTTTAAGAATGTTTATAATGGCATCGCCAACGACAAGTTCATTTTTCTTAATAGTTGGCTGAGATATTTTATCATTAATCTCATCTATAATAGATTGAATTAATTTATCAAGTATGTCAACGCTGTTTTCGCCATCAAGTTCATATGCATACGAAGAATTATTATCGAAATCATCGGTATAATCCTCATAAGATAAGTTAGTCTTCTTTTCGGTGTAGCTTTTTCTACCATGATCCTTATAATAGTTACGAACAATTGTTTGACAATAACTGAAAGCTTTGGTCTTGTTACCAGATTTTGTAATTGTATCTGGTTTATACTTAACCATTTGCTCAATAAGATGACTCAAAGCATTGGATTCAACCTCTGCAATGTCGTAGCATCCGATATAAATCGGATATTTTCGTAATATTGATTGTATCATTTTACGAAATGGTACAATCAATATTTCATTATAAATTTTGTTTTTAACTTCGGCGGAATCTGTCGCAATATAGTCGATTATGGCTTGTTCCTCTTTTTCGGCAAAGTATAACTCATATTTCTTTTTTTTCATTTAAATATTCGTTTTTAACTAATGCTAGATAGATTTAACTCTCTATCTTTATTGAAGAAGTACTCCTTCATTGCAATGTCGAACCAAAACTTACGTTCCAGTTTTGGCATTGTTTTAGAATATACTTCGAACATGCTGTCTGGGCGATCTACCAAATGCTTGTAGATGATCTTTGGAATGATGAAAGCCTTGCTGTTATTATTCAATGACCTTAGCAAGTATTCAAACATAAATGTTAACTTTATATTAACTTTATATCCACCATTCTTTACAAAGTCTGATTTTTTAATCACAGCACCCGAAAGCTTGAAGTCTGAATAAGATTTAACGGTTTCAACGCTAAGATACCCAAGGTTTTCAATGTCGCCTGCGAAATGCTGCGACCAAGCAATTTCGTTCGAAATTTTTACTGGTTTGTTTTCAGTATCAACTTCAAGCATCATTAGAATGAAAATATCTACAAGCGGATAAGCTGCTGCGTACTGTGTAGCGTTTTTCACGTATGTTTTGCCTAGTTCATCATCAAATTCTAAAACTGAAAAATATTCAGTATCAATTTCATTTACAGCCCAATTGATTTGTGACTGATAGTCGGCAGCTGCATCTGTAGTCGTTATAAATTTTACAACGTTTTCAAGATTTAGCTCTTTCACAAAGAATATTACCTGTGCGGCTTTTGGTGGAAATACCACTACTAACTGTGGCTTATCAGGAGCATTGTCCTGATCTGCAACAGATTTAATCGCCTTAGCTAGATATTCTTTAACAGTGTCATTGAATTCTGATACTGGAATTATTATACTTAATTGTGTCATTTTCTATTAATTGTTTAATGCATTTTTCAAAAAGCTTATTCTTTCTTCAACATATTTAGAGTAAATCTCTGTAAGCTGTTTTTCAGATTTATCCATTGTATATCTGTCGGCAATTGCTGACATTGTTTCATAGATTTGATCTGGAATACTGTCATCGATGAATTTAGTTAATAAATCGCCGATCATAACAGGAATATCATAAATATTGCTGGTATACATGCCTGCCTCAACATATTTCTTGCTGGCGTCTTGCAAATATTCTGGCTCAATGTCTGGGACAATAAAGATCGGAATTACACCACTTTTCATACACTCAATTGGGAATGTTCCGAAAGATGCTATTCTATCAATCCACACAGCCGCAAAGTTATTTCTAAGTCTTTCGGCGAAGTCAATTCTATCCAATTGTGTCGGCGGTTTAGTGTTCGTTAGCAATGGATCAAATGTCACCCATTTCAAATGAGGATACTTACTGAAAAATAGTTTAATAACCTTTGAAATGTCATTACTATTTCTGCCTACGATAGAGATAACTGGTTTCTGAGGCATTTCAGATGGCTTGAAGTAGTCTGGAATACCAATATCATATGTTTCCACTTTATACTTTTCACCATAAAATGTGTTAAGCATTGTTCTAAGTGTTTCAGATGTTGTAATAACATCATTAATACCGAACAATTCGAAGTCAGTGCCTGGAATTAAGCCATTTAACATGTAATCAAAAGACTGTAACAAACATATTTTCTTACATGGTAAGTTCTTTGTTTGTTCCATAATATTCGTAAACACCTCTGGAATGATCATAAAGTCATCTGGCGATACATTTATTTTTGAATCAGTAATTAATACATGTTTAATGTCTGTCAATGATGGTTCAATCCACTCAGGAGCTTTCAGATCAGAACTTTCGGTCATCATTGTGACGTTATATCCCATATTCTTTAAAACATTTGCATGTGTATATAGCTCATATACTGATGCGGAAGGGCCTGCAGAGTCTGGAACACAGAATATGAACTTAGATTCCTTTGCTTCCAATCTTGCGACTGCTTTTGTTAAAACAGTGATCTTTTCTTTGTTTAAATCGTTATTTTCTAGCATTTTTGTAATTATTCGATTGTTTTTGTGTATCCTATCATTTTTTCGAACTCGTCGTTATCGACCAATTCCACTAATTGTAGGACTGATGTATATTGTTTACCATTTTCAACATTATATGGTCTATCAATTTTAATAATTGTTTTACCTTCTTGAAGCTTTGTATCAAGCAACTCTGGGTCTGTTGTAATTATAATATCAACGTCTTTAATAATATCTGTTGACTTCTCAACAAATTTATAATTACTAAAGCGTGACATTACCCTACTCAGGAAGAATAATGTTGGCGGAATAGTGTGAACATTCTCTACGGAGAAAATTGTCACCTCAATATTCTTACCATATTTGTATAAGAAATTCTTAAGGTCTAAGTCAAGTCCTTTATACATAAACGGCGCAGAGCCAGATATTTCAAAGACATAATCAAGATGCATGAATTTATTATACACTTCAAGTCCAGTTTGATTAACTGTTTCAACATTTGAAATGTATGCATCGACTGGCGCATCACCATTCTCGTCTGTAACGTAGCTTAGAGGGCTAATATCGTCAACAAATTTGTCCTTAAGTACTTTTATTTGTTCGCTAACTGCTTCCCATTTATATGTGTTAAAATAGTCATATACATAGGGTATATTTGTTGGCACACCATCTGCGCCAAACTCATTGAAATAATAACGATCAAACTGAAGCCATTTGGCTCGCAAGATTTCGTTAATATCGATTCCGATTTTTATTTTTTCTGTCATTTCTTATAATGTTCTTTAAATTTTGCCTCAATTTTTGCGATAATAGGATTTCTAACATTTACATCCGTCTCATTCATTTTTATTGTTCCAATTTCTTCAACGTCTTCAAATAAATTAATTAATACGTGTAAAGAGCTATCCTTTTTAAATTTTAGGTCAACCTGATCAACGTCTCCCAAGATAATCAATTTACAATTATTACCGACCCTTGTCATGGCGGTGTGTGCATTATCAACTGTTACGTTTTGGCATTCATCCAATATGATGATACAGTCGTCTAATGTTGTTCCTCTCAAATAAGCTAGAGGTAATATTTTTATGTATCCTTTTTCAGATAGAATCTTAAATGTATTTTCGCTAACTAATTTAGCAATGTTAAAGTTAAAACTCCACATGAAAGGTTCCATTTTTTCTTCCATAGTACCTTTAAGATACCCGATTGATTCTTCCTTAAGCGGCGTCACGGATTTAATTAAATAAATCTTTTTATATGAATTGCCTCCTTTTTTTAACAGGTTGAGTGCGGCAGCTAGTGCCACATATGTTTTACCAGACCCTGCAAACCCAGAACAAATGGTAATCTCATTATTTTTGATAGACTCAAAAATTTTCTTCTGGCTATCATTCTTAGCAGAAACCTTTATATCGGTAGTTATAATCTTTCCGATCTCATTTTTCATAGTTGCTAAGTTCTTTTCAGCACCGTTAACAATATTAATAAATTCTTTTTCTTCGAGCTTAACAGCTTCAAGCTTTTTATTAGTTTTTCCCATCTGAGATATTATTTTATTACATTATACAACTGAAAAGCAAAAATCTTGAATTCTTTTTAAAAAAAACACTATTTATAATCAAAATAATAAAATATTATAAATATTTATAGAAAATGGCAAAGGAAACAGGAGCACAAGCAATCAAGAATGCAATACAAGGATACAATAAAAATGCTGGGGCACAGAGCACTGGCGTATCATCCATGACAACAGGCTATAATGACGTCATGAGCAAAGAAACTGACCCTGACCTAATTACGGTATGTGAGATAGTTCAGTTACCATCAAAAGGTTTATTCTATGAAAATCATTTATCGGAAATTAGTATTGAATACATGACTTCTAAAGACGAAGACCTTTTAACAACGCCATCGTTAATTGAAAATGGTACTGTTTTAGACTTATTGTTAAAAAAGAAAGTCAAAACGCCAAATGTAAACACGTTCGATCTATTGCAAGGTGATAGAAATGCTTTAATATTATTTTTAAGAACTACATCATATGGCGCAGATTATTCAGTTGTCGCCACAGACCCTAGAAATGGTCAAGCATTTAAAACAGTTGTTAATTTACTTAACCTGACATATAAGGAAGTAAAAGAAATACCAGACGCTAATGGTCATTTTACAGTGTTTATTCCTATGAGAAAAAAGAATGTTGTTTTCAGAATATTAACATATGGTGAAGACGATAACATTTCTAAAAAAGCTGAGGCTATTAAATTGGCGTATAGCAAAACATATAGCTCATACAGCACCATTAGGCTTAAAGCAAGTATTATCTCAATTGAAGGGAATACCGATCGTGGATACATTGATAAATTTGTTGATGCGATGCCTGCCTTAGATGCTTTCACAATTCGTAAAAAAATTGTTGAAGTATCTCCAGATGTTGACCTTAGCTATACATTTACCACTGACGATGGATTTGAATTTAAGTCCAATTTAACGCTCGGTATAGATTTTTTTTTCCCAAACACCTAGCAGGTGATTATAAAAAAATGGTAAATGACGAAATCTACATTCTAACTAAACATGGCAGGTTTCAAGCTGATTATGTGGAAGGTATACCAGTTTACAAAAGGAGATATTTCTTACATTTAATGCAAAAAGAAAACGAGGAAATGGAAAAGCAGCAAGAAGCTGCTAGACATAGATAAAAAAAGGGAACTAAGTTATTATAATTTAGTTCCTTTTGTATTTATATGAAATAGTAATGAATTATGGCAGCACCAACACAGTCGGCACAAGCACAAGCAGCGGCAGCAGCTAGAGCACAGTTAGCAACCCAGCAAAAACAGGCTGTAAAAGATGCTAAACAAGCTCTTGATCTACAAAATCAAGACTTAGCATTGCTGCAAAATGAATTAAGTCTGCTTAATGGTATATTTAATAGTAGGGATCGAAACGCAAAACAAGCTGAAATTGCTCAAAAAGCACAAGATGCTAGAAATGCTGCTTTAGATCTTGAGTTAAAAAAACTTGATGCTATTACTAATAAAAGCAGTGTTGCATATACCAATCAATTAAAAAAAGTACAAAGTTTAAAAGAAGAAAATAAGGAACAAGATGCTTTAATAGAAAAGCAGAAGAAAAGTAATGAATTATACGAAGCCCGTAAAAAGCTTCTCATAGATAACACTAAACTTGAAGCAGCTTGGATACAAGGCTTGATGCAGTCAGATAAGATCATTAGACAAACCACATTAAACCTCGGCATGTCTGGTTTAAAGGCTGATATGATTAGAACTTCTTTCGAAAACTCTGCAATGTCTGTTGCCGAAATGGGTGGCGGATTGGAGGACTTACAGTCCGTAATGCAAGGATTTGCTGATGAAACAGGACGTTCCAGAGTAATGTCTGAAAAGATGCTCGTTAATATCGTTGCAATAGGTAAAGGAACTGGTTTAGGTGTTGACAATGCCACAAAAATGGCTTCACAGTTTGAGCTAATGGGTATTGATGCACAAAAAACATATGAAATGACTGATGAATTCGTTCATTCAAGTGAGAAATATGGTATCAACACAACAAAAGCATTAAAAAACGTATCAGATAATTTTAAGAAATTAAACCTATATAATTTTAAAGGTGGTGTAAAAGGTATGATGGAAATGTCAGCCTATGCTACAAAAATGAATATCGATTTTAGTCAGGCTTTTAATGCAATTGACACAGCAAAAACTTTGGAAGGTGCTATTGAACTAGCATCGAATCTACAGATTATGGGTGGCGAATTTGCTAAATCTGATCCTTTTGAAATGTTATTCCTTTCTCGTAATGATCCTGCAAAATTCACAGAAAAGATTAATGATATGACTAAAGGCGTTGTAACATTTCAAAAACAAGCTGATGGAACATTTACAAAATTTATATCGCCTGCTGATAGAGATCGTATGGCATCTGTTGAGAAATCATTAGGCTTACAAAATGGCGAATTAACACAGCAGGCTCTTAGAATGGCTGATATCATGAAAATGCGTAAGAACATGATTGGTTCAGGATTATCTAAAGATGATAAATCAGCTATTGAAGGTGCTGCCATATTTAATTCAAAAACTGGACAATTTCAGGTTATGGTTGGGACAACTGCTAAAAATATAGCAAATTTAACCGAAAGTGAAGCAAATGCGTTCATACAACAGAAAGCAGCTTTGGAGCAAAGAGCCAAAGATGCTTTAACATTCGAAGAAGCATTACAAGCTACATTGGCTTCCTTTAAAACATTACTATTACCAATGTTAAGAGGTGTTAATGAGGTAATGAAAATAGTTATACCTGTTTTTCAAGACATATCACAC